GTTATATTACCTGCTCTTGTTGATGAATTATCTGCCATTATCCTTGTTTGTATAGGAACCCAATAAGTTGGGATTGATAGTAACTATTTAATAGTGCTTGTTTAGACATACCAATAGGAATCACTGTTGTTCCTCCACCACTCATCATTGGAGCAGAACCACCACCGATAGGTATTGGAAGTATTGTTGATGATGAAGTTCCACCAGGAATCTCATACTCTGCCTGTTGCATAATCTGTGGGACACTTGCAGATACTGCTGGAGGTGCCTGCATTGGTGATACTTGTGCTTGTGTTATACTAGTCTGGTTTAAATTATTAGTAGTTTGACTTGATGATATTTGTGTTTGGTTTAAATTATTAGTAGTTTGACTTGATGATATTTGTGTTTGGTTTAAATTATTAGTAGTTTGGTTTAGATTATTAGTAGTTTGTTGAGTTACTTGGGAAGTTGTTGATGATTGATTTTGTGTTGCTGATTGTTGAGCGGTGGTATCTGCTTGTTGTTGTTTGTATGAAGGAGACCTTTTAAAAGCTTCTCTAAGTGCGTTACTATACTTAGTTCCAGATGTACCAAATCCATCTTTGCCAACCTTTCCAGTTCTCATCCATTTTGATGCCCCGCCTGCACCTTGATTGTGTGCATATCCAAGAACTTGAAGTTTTTGTTCTACAGTTTGCTTTAATTGATAATTAGAATCTGATGAAAGATAACCATGATTAGCAAGAGTATATGCTGCAAACATTCTCTCTTGAAGTTCTGGATTTTTTCTAAATGCAACTCTTCTTGGATCATCAGGATTACTTGAATGTCCTGGATCTGGAATGCCCAATATTCTCGCAGCATCTGTCTTAGCAGGTCCACCCATTTGATATCTACCATCATAATATTTTCCACTTCCTCCAGCAACATCATACCTACCACCAGATTCAATTTGAGCAATAGTATTTCTATAAGTATCCCATTGTTGCCGATTTGCCCCAATTCTAGAAGCTACATCATATGCACCAGACTTGGATCCACCTGCAGGGGAAACGTAACCTCCTGCTGCTTCAGGTTCATCAGGTTGGTCTTGAGTTGCTCCACCACCACGAATACTATTAATAGCATTTTGAATGCCTTTAAATAAATTATCTAAGAATGGTATTTTCTTATTAATTTGATCCAGATTTTTTTGTATATCTTTATCACTAAGATTTTCTGGAGGAATGCCGAGTAACTTTCCAACCAACTCAGTTCCCTTTCCAGTTATCCATTTTAAGGCATTCCAAACAGGACTAAAGAACTCCCCAACCTTAGTAATAAAATCCTTGATGGTTTGAAAAACATTCTTAAGAGTTTCAATAATTTGTTCCAGATTATTAAAGATCGCAAGAACTAAAGAACCAAGTAAAACATTACCGAAGAACCTCATGATATTAAATCTATCTTCAGGTAACTTTATATTTGGTTTTTTGAATGGTTTTTTCCTCGCATCCTTCTCTAATTTTTCTTCTCTCTCTTTCTTTTCTTCTACTTTTGCCTCTTCTTTTTTAGTTTTTTCCTCTTCCTTTTGGGTTTGATCTCTATTTTTTAGAGTATCAATAATACCTTGAAGAGTTTCTCCAACCCTCTTAAAAATATCTTGTAGATTTCCACTCTTCACATCTTTCTTTACTTCCGCAGCAGGTGGAAGTGCCTTGATTTCTGGTTGAGGTAGAAACAAGTTTGTTGATATCGTTTTCCTTTCAATCTTAGGTTCTTTTACAACACCTTGTTCACCATCTACTTTTTGAATGGCAGAACTTTCCTTTCTGTTAAGGAGTTTATCCTTATCAATTTTCTTTTTTGATGGTAGTAGTGCCTTTACGGCAAATCCTGCGAGTGTTGGTAACATTATCCTACGATATTATAGATTGCTCTAACAACCATAGTAGTTGTATTGTTTGGATCCTCAGCAGAGAATCTTGGAACTGATGATTGTAAAGGTGCAGAATTACTTTGAGATTGCTGCTGTCCACCACCAGTTGGTATTGGTAGTGGAACAATATTACCTCTACTAGTTGGTGAAGGTATTGATGGTGTTGATGGTGTTATTGGTGCTACTTGCGCTTTAGTTAATCTAGTTTCAATTGAAGGATCAAATGTAAATGGAGCAGATGAACTATAAACATTTAATGGATCAAACTTTCCAGTCAAAACTCTACCAGTCCATCCAGTTCCAGATTCCCAGTGTAAATGAGGTCCACTTGTTCTTCCCGTCATTCCAACTTTAGCAATTACCTCTCCCTTTTTGACGTTCCCACTTGTTTTGTAACCATTCTGAATATGTCCATATAAGTGATTAATGCCTTGATTATCACGAAAAACTAAGAAGTTACCCCATCCACCAGGGTCTCTACCAGAATCAATAATTTGACCATCAGTTAATGCTGCTAATGGGGTTCCATCATCTACAGCAAGATCCGTTCCACCATGAGTTTTAGCACCTCTTTGTTCCCCATATCTACCAGTTATAGTTGGAGTTATTGTTTTTGTAGGCATTCCAACCTGATTGCCAGCAGGTCCAGTTCCAGGTTGTGCTGCACTTGGTGGAAGTCCAGACATCAATGGAGTTTGAGGTTGAACTTGAGGTTTACTTGAATCAATTTTCAAATAATCATATAAAACTTTTTTCTTCGATGCCTTTTCTTTTTCCTTTGATTTTATTTGATCTTTAACATTTTGAATATCATCATTAATATCTGCTTGGGTTCTAGTGCGGCCGCCAGGAATATTTCTTGGTTTTTCTTTTTGCAAATCTTTAAGTTTTTGATTTAAATTATATAAATCTTGATTGGATCTCGAAAAATCTACAGCAAGTTCTCTTGCCTTTGCCTCCTTTTCTCTAGCATCATCAAAAGCCTTTTTCTCTTCAGCAGACATTTCAGCAGTAGATTTTTCAACCCTAACTTTCTTACCACCTCTTCCTGTTGTAATTTTATATGCTTTACCCCCTTCTTTCAATTGAGAGTATGCTTGTCTAACTAAGGGATCTTCTGCTGCAGCAGCACCTAAATCAAGTTTTGTTGCTGCATCCATTATTGCAGGAGCAACAAACTTAGCAACTGCACCAGCAGCGAGTCCCCCAGCAAGTGGTGCTAACACAGTCATTCCCAAAAATGGAGCAACTCCAGGTATTCCCAATATAAATTTGCCAAGACTACCAAGTGCTCCACCAAGAAGACCAACACCACCCAATACTGTTTTAGTTAATCCCAAAAGAGTTGCTGCAATTGGTAGAGCAGCAATCGCAAGTAGTCCACCAAGTATTATTCCAGCATTATTTTCAAAGAAATTTGCAAACCCATCAATTGCTTCTTTGTTCTTAGGATCTTTCAACCATCTAAACATTCCAAGAACAACAGAACCCAAGAGAACATTGGTAAAGAATCTTTTAATTGCACCAAAGAAATCATCTACAGGTTTTGTGAGTGCTTTGAGTATTGGTGATTGTGGTTTCTTTTTCTCTAATGTTGATTCTCTTTCCTTCTTCTTTTTCTTATCAGTTTGTTTTTTATCTTCCTTTGCTGCTTGTTGATCAGTTTTACTTTGACTTTGAAGAACAGTTCTAATGGTAATCAAGGACTCTAAGATATTACCAATACCATTCAACAAATCATTTTGAAGATTCTCAGGAGTGACTACAGTTTTCTTTTCTGGTTGTTCTGGTTCTACTTCTGGAGCAGTAGGTATTAATTTTTCTGCCTTTACAATTGCTCCAGGAGGTGCTGGTTGTTTGCGATCTAATACCTTATTAATATCAATCTTCTTTTGTTTTACTTTAAACCTACCAGTCTTACCTTTTACTCTCTTAAGTTCCTCTGTAATTAACTCTATGCTCTCGGTAGACATTCGAGAACCAGGCATTCTTCCTGCTGCAGCAGCAGTTCTCAGTTCTCTATAATACTCCTCATAAGTTAAATCAAATACATCTTCCAATCCTAAGATAGAAAGAATCTGTGAATCTATTTCCTCTTCTACTAAATCATCTTCTTTCTTAGGAACAACAGCAAGTGCTGAGGATGACTGTGGTTCACCTTCATTTCTAATATCATCCAAAAGATCATCTAATCCAGGAACATCCTCACCATCTTCCTGGATACTTTTAATTAGATCTTCTAAACTTGGGATGTTATCAGCCATTCTGTTGCTGTCTTAGTTTTTCATCTTCCAGATGTTGTTGTAATAAACCAATATAGACATCTCGTTCCCAAGGGATCAAGTTTTCAACCTCTGTTAATGAATATTTATGGAACTGCATCAAGGCAAAATTAATCTTGTAGTAGTTCTCAAGGTCCATATGGACCATACTTATGCGAAAAAACTTGATAACCCTTCTAATACTACAGTACTTTCTACTTTGGTCTTAGGATTTGTAAAGGTAATCTCATGAGATAACTTAGGCATTGTCTCAAAGAACTTTTCAATTTGTTTAAACTGAATAGAATTCATCTGTTCCAAGAACTCAACCAATTCTTTTTTGGTCACATCAGCAGCAACCCATACCTCTTCTTCACTAAAAATCTTATCTACACAAGAAGCAATCAGTTCAAATGATTGATCAATTCCAACATCACCAGACATATCAAAGTTGTTCTTAATGAACTGATCAAGTGATGGATACTTCATTTCCATCATAAGATTATCATCAAGTTTAATTCTGTTGGTATGATCCTCTGACTTTTGAACTTTAATCTCATCAATATTAATAGTCACAGGAACTGATGTCTCACCATCATCAGGTGCAATGAGGTTCACTTGAATCTCTTCCCCGACTGATTTGCCACGGATATTCAAGAACAAATATTCAATATCAAAAGTAGGAAGTGATTCTACTTTAATACCTCTTGTTTGAATGCAGTTCTTCAATACTGCTTTGATTGCATTTGAGATTTCTTTTGTATCTTCTGTCTCAAGTGCAAGAACAAGAAGTTTTTCTTCCTTAACTAAGAAAGGTCTGTACTTAATTGGTTTTCCTGTAGAAGGCAACTCAAGTTCATAAGTTGGTGTTGCAATTGTTGGTAAAGGCATAATGACCTATAGAAGTTTCAGTAATGATATTTATTAGATACCAGAGAATGGTGCTATTGGTCCAATATTTCTTCCAACATATGGAAGTCCTTCTTCAACTCTCCTTACTTGCGAGTTAATAATCTCATCACCCTCTAAAGGATTATTTGAAAAAGTTCCAGATGAAATACCAAATTGAGGATTAATAAATTCATCCCCTGGAGTGAATTGTCCAAGTTCACTAATACCAGGAGCATTAGAATTTCTTAAAACAGAAGCACTGGATGTACCACTTCTTTGCATCACATAACGAATGAATGAGAAGGATACATTACACTTCAAGATTTGACTTTGATCATAAGACACTGGCATTGCCTGAACACTAATAGGAAATCCATGAACAAAAGTATAATCTAATGTTCTTGAAGATCCATTAGAATGATGATCTCTTTCAAACTTTGAAAGATAAAAATTTATTTTATAGTTATCTGCATACTCCGCACGGTGGTGAACGTATGGACTTTTAAATTCATTTCTTGTAAATACGTCACCTATACCAACAGAATAATCAATCCAACTTTCAAAAAACTCCACAACTTTATAATCACGATCAACATAGAATGTCATGTCAGCAGTTTCATCATAAATTCTGCGATACACCATTTTTTCACTGACACCATGATAGTCATTTGTTACATCGTGAGTTGCTAAAGTAGAACCAGGAAGATTTGCCTCAGTACACAACAAAGAAATATTGTCTATATCTAAAGTATTAATTCCTCTCTGTGCAATAAAAGTTCTTACTGTTGCAGGAACAGGAAGAGTGAGACGATATAAAGATGTTTGAGCAACGTTTAATAGTCTAGATTTGATATCACTTATTGTTAGTCTATCTGGGCGGATACCTGCCATCTATAAATACTTCTACCGATATATTATGTATAATGGCAGAAAGCATTAAAAGTCGTTATAAACCTGAGTATCCAAAGAAGTATAAAGGTGATCCCAATAATATAATCTGTCGTAGCAGTTGGGAAAGAAGATTTTGTAGATGGTGTGATCTCAATGAAAACATTTTGGAATGGGGCAGTGAAGAGTTCTTTATTCCATACTTTGATCCTACCACTAGCAGAGTTAGAAGATACTTCCCAGATTTTATTATCAAAGTCCGTGAGCAATCTGGTGATATTAAAAAGTATGTGATAGAAATCAAACCCAAAAGACAGACAATGCCTCCAGTTCAAACAAGTAAAAAAAGAACTAGAACATTCATTAATGAGGTTAAAACTTATGCAGTGAATGAGGCAAAGTGGAAGGCAGCAAAGGAATGGTGTGCAGATAGAATGCTTGAGTTTCGTATTATCACAGAAAACGAACTAGGTATCGGTTGATGGCACAAGGTTTCGGTCAAGATGTTCAAAGACAATCACCAAGAATATCTCAACTGAAAAGGAAACTTGATGGTTCTGAAGATGCTGACTTGATTATGATGAGTATCATGGAAGTATTCCGTGAGATTGAATATGTTCCAGACCCAGGAAATTATTATACATTTATATACATTCCCAAAACTCCAGACATTAGATACGATGAACATCCTCTAGTTGCAGTAACTGAAATACAACGATGGGGATTTAGAGGATTCAACTATCATTGGGGTATGATGAGAAACTACACCTGGCAAGAAGTTGCAGGAGCACTTCATCTGGTTAGAAAAAATGAGATTGATTATCTTCGTTCATTACCTTATGGTAAAATTAGGACTAAATAGATAAAAAAGTCTATAATGGCACGTAGTAGACCTTACTCTCTTGGAGGCGAGTCATTTGTAACCGATGACTTCACGGTACAAAGAACTCCAACAACAACAATACCATCAAGTGAGACCACTGCCGCGGCAGCACAAGGTTACTTAAATACTGATGGCTCAATTAATTATGTAAATGTATTTGGAAAAGGAGACTACGAATTTCTTGGGGCACCTGATAGTTTCAAACAAGAATTAGTATCAAACCCCAACTATTGGAATACAATCAACCAATCTGTTGGTGGTTCAATAACGAATGTTTCCTTTAACGATCAAACAGGACAATTATCATCTTCCGTTAATGAATTGAATACGGATGCAAATCAAGGATCAACTGTTGGTCAATTTCCAAACTTAAGATATCCTTTAAGAAATGATGGTAGTTTTGATTTCTTAAAAATAACTTGTTATGAGTATGTTCCTGGTGCTCTTGATCAAAGTGGATCATTAACATCAGTCACTGAGGCAAATGAAAGAATAAGAAAAACAAAATCTTTAGGATCGGTTGCACTCCCAATGCAACCAGGAATCAGTGAATCAAACTCAGTTGGATGGGGAGAAGATAGATTGAATGCACTTCAAATTGCAGGTGCAAAAATTGCTGGAGATGCAATTCAAAGTCTAGGATCTTTACAACCCGGTCAAGCAGTATCTGAATTTGTACAAAACATAAGAAATGCTCTTGGAGAAGCTGCATCTGGTTTCAGAAATGAGGATATTATATCATACTTTGCAGGACAAGCAGTTGGTGCAAATATCTTCACAAGAGGAACTGGAAGAGTATTAAATCCAAACTTAGAACTTTTATTCTCTGGTCCAAACTTAAGAACTTTTAATTACACTTATAGATTTACACCAAGAGAAAGTAGTGAATCTAATGAGATAAAACAAATTATAAAGTTCTTCAAAAAGAACATGGCACCAAAGAAAAATAATCCTGGTATATTTTTACAAACACCAAACGTCTTTAAGTTAAAATACATTTATGCAAATGGAAACACACATCCATTCTTAAATAATATTAAGATGTGTGCTCTTACTGGATTCACCGTTGATTATACACCAGATGGATCTTACATGACATATAAAGATGGTTCAATGACATCATATCAAATAAGTATGCAGTTCAACGAACTAGATCCAATATACAGTAATGATTATGTTGAAGGTGAAGGTTCGCAAGGAATGGGTTACTAAAAATGGCAAGACCTTACTTTAGACAAGTACCAAACTTTGAATATGTCAATCGCAATGCGGACAATCTTGACATATCAAATTACATAGAAGTAAAGAACCTTTTTAAAAAAGGAAAACTTCGTCCTGATATTTTTGGAAACTTAAACTTCTTTACGAAGTACAAGGTTGTTGGTGATGAGAGACCTGATAATGTTGCTTTTAAACTTTACAATGACTCCACATTAGATTGGGTAGTTCTTCTCTCAAACAATATTCTCAATATTCAAACTGAATGGCCTTTACCTCAAACAGTATTTGATAAAGTGATGCTTGAGAAATATGGTTCTTATGAAGAACTTTATTCTGGTATTCATCATTATGAAACTGTAGAGATTAAGAACTCAAGAGATATCACTGTTCTTCCTGCAGGATTGCAAACTCCTAATACTTGGAGAACCAATGGAAACTTTATTCAAGTAACTAAAACATCAATCAGTCAAATCTTTGCTGGAAGTGCAGGAGTTGCTTCCACAACTGTTACCGTAACAATGAATAGTGGTATTCAAGGTTTAAGAGTTGGTGATCAAGTATCAATCAATAATGTAACAGAGTCAGTATTTAATGGAAGATTTGTAGTGACCTCAGTAATAGCACCATCTAATGATATTGCTGTGGTGTTTACTTATGAACTACCAGAAGTTCCATCAGTTGCAGATCCAACAATCAATGGAACTGAAGAAGTATTATTTACTGTTGAAGGAAATATTGGTGTAGGTAATGCATACTATTACGAATATTATGATGATGGTCTTGGTTATTATGTCACTTTACCTGCTACAGAGGTAGTAACTGCTGTCACAAACTATCAATACGAATCTGAAATAGAAGATAACAAGAGAAATATTTTTACACTTAAACCACAGTATCTCAATGTAGTCTTTAATGATCTTGATGATATTATGCCATATAAAAAAGGTAGCACTCAGTATGTGAATGCTACCCTGAAGAGAGGAGAAAATATTAGATTATTTGAGTAATCACTCTTCTGCCAACCTTTGGAAGTAGGAGAGTGCATCATCCTCATCTTCATCAGGAGTTTCAATCTTGGGAAGTGAAGGTGACTTACTACGAGCAAAGGATTGCTCCAGTTCTGCAATCACACTCTCTTCTTTAGAAGGAGTTTGTGTATAAGACTCATAATCATCCTCTTGTTCTTGGACTGCTGCACGAGCAGACTTTTGACCTAGAACATACTTGAGACGCTTCTCAAGAT